GCTAATGACGGTTAGCTAAACAGTGTAATAAATAACTTTTCCAATCAAGTTTCGGTTTAAAGATTGGTATCAACCTGAGCATTCATATCCGCTCGGCAGAGATAAACGGTGTGTTCCATAATGGAGTAGGGTTGCTTTTTAAATATAAAATGAAATAGCTCATTTGCTAGCCTGATTTGCTTAGTAGCGTTGGGTTTGAAGGTAGAGGCCATGCTTGCATGGCTTTTGCCATTTTTTAAAGAAACAACTTAATAGTTGGCTACGAATAAAATCGTTAGTTGGGGTTATGGCGTTGTCATAGTTTACGAGTAGGAGATTGAAATCACTAAACATTATTGCAAACATACAAGTGATTAAAGTTGGTTACTACTGACGTTATTTGACGGGTTAGACGTTCCCAGAGTGAGGGCTTGTATCATATCGTTAGCCTAAGTTGTAGACATCTTACAACTCAACCTGTTTAATATTAGATAGAAAGTCACCTTAACGGGTGGCTTTTTTTGATGGTGGTGAAAAAGTGACAGATAAAGAAAAATATGGCGAAGCTATCAAAGATTTAAAAGAGGATGGCTTATCGTGGCAAGGGATTGCCGACACGTTGAATTTAGGTTATGACCAAGTGCGCATGATTGCTAGGAGTTCAGACTACTACGACAGTATTAAGCAGCAGAATGCTAATGGCTCATCGGAAATTGACAAGAAAACTAAAAAGGCTGACGGTACGATTTCTAGTTTCATCCGCAAGCGATTAGATGAGAAACGAACTTTCACGCAATTGGAGTTATTAGAATTACACGGCATCAACGCCGATGAGTTTGAAATCAATACAATCACGTCAAACGAATGGTCTATGACCAATGGCCAAGGCGATAAGTATTGGAACTATCAATCTAAGCTAACAGCTAAGCCGAAATCAAAAGAACTCACTTTAGATCGTGTAGCTGAAATCATTAAAGGTGTCGCACCAGTAACAATCGAGTTATTAGCAGACGAAGTGCCAGAGCAATATTTATGCTTACCATTTTACGACATGCACTTTGGCTTAAATACCTTTGAAGACTACAACTACTTGCTGTCTAGAATTGTGGATATTATCGAAAATGCTTACGAGGAAATTTTAATCATCGTTGGTGGTGATTATATACATGTAGATAACCTTCAAGGTACGACCGAAAAAGGTACTTACGTCGATACTGTGGACTTTGAGAAAGCGGTTAGCGATGCGACTAAGTTCCTTAAAGCAATCATCGAAACGTCACTAAAATATTGTCCGAATGTAAAGTTAACTTACCTTACTGGAAACCATGCACCATCTAACGATTACATGTTGATGCAAGTTATCAAAGCTACATATCCAGATTTAAATGTTGATGATGCTATCACGGAGTTTAAACACGCTTGGTTAAATAATCACGCCATTTTTATGCACCATGGCGATAAGAGAAAAGCAAGCAATAAAATCATTGAAGTGATTGTATCAGAGTATGCCAAAGAGTGGGGACAAGCTGAAAGTAGATACTTGGTTACAGGACACTTACATCATGAGAAAACCTTAAGCAATGCTGGCATCACACACTACCAAGTAATGAGTCCGTCGAAACCTTCTAGTTATGATAAGCGGATGGGATATGTGACTTCAGAAGATGGTTTGATGTTATTGGAATTTGATGACGTGAAAAGGTCAGCTATTTATTATTTATAAGAAATGAAAGGTGGTGATGGAGATTCCTAATTCTGTATATGTGATAACTAATCAGTTGAATGGAAAACAATATGTAGGAATAACAACTAGGACTATTGAACAAAGGTTTTCTGAACATTGTAAAGCTGATTCTGGAATAGGTAAGGCAATAAGAAAATACGGTAAGGATAACTTCACCGTTCATGAAATTGATAAAGCTGATACGTGGGTTGGACTGTGTGAAAAAGAAATTCATTACATATCCGAATATGGTACTTACAAAAACGGGTATAACCAAACTATTGGTGGAGATGGAGTGTTAACCACAGTGGATGAACGTTACATATTGACGTTAGAAGATCGTACAGCTTTGGGCAAGATAAGCAAAGCGAAAGAGAAGTTGCCTAAAGAGAAAATTGCGACACCACTAGAAATATTAGTTCATTGTTTAGAGTTACTATTCACTTGTGAATATACCAGTGAGAGAAAAGACGTAGCAAACGGAATAAAGAAATTCAGTGTATATCACAAAGAAGCGTTTTTTAGACTCGCTAGTGTGTTATGTCCGTTTGTTGATGAAAAATATATTGATGACTTAGCGAAAAGGTAAGGAAAGGGGGTAGTTCATTAACGTGACGAGTAAATTAACGAACAAGCAAGAGTTGTATGTACAAGGTCTAGTTAGTGGACTATCTCAACGGAAAGCTTATATAAACGCAGGCTATTCTACCAAAGGTAAGTCTGATGATTATATCGACCAGCAAGCAAGTAAACTGTTTGCGAATACCAAGGTTTTAACAAGGTACAACGAATTAATGAGGGAACATAAGTCTAAAGCTCTTTGGACTCGCGAAGAAGCTATCAACACGCTTAAATGGCTTTTAGACAAGTCTGTGGCATCTATTGAAGTTGTAGATGAGGGGTACGTTCGTAAAAGCACCGCTGACTCAATCATTGGTAGTATCCAAGAACTAAACAAACTAGAAAATCTATATGACCACAATCGCGATTTAACGCGACAAAAACAAGAACTTGAAATTGAGAAGCTAAAATCACAAATTGGTGGTAACGAGCAACAAGACGACAAGATTGCCGACTTTATTTCTATGTTGAAAAACGAGGTGCGAGATGGCGATTAGCGACCTATACACACCGAAGCAATTACAAGTCCTCGATCGCATTTGGAATGACGACTTCTTTATTTGTGGTTTACATGGCGCTAAGCGTGCTGGTAAGACAGTCGTCAATAACGATGCTTTTATCAGTGAGTTGTTACGAGTTAGACGAATAGCTGATGAACAAGGTGTAGACGAGCCAATGTATATATTAGCTGGCACGTCATCAACATCAATTCAAAACAACGTGCTTCAAGAGTTATACAACAAGTATGAGTTCGAGCCTAAGTACGATAAGCATGGATCATTTGTATTCAAAGGTGTGAAAGTCGTCCAAGTTTATACTGGCTCAATTAGTGGCTTGAAAAGGGCTAGGGGTTTCACCGCTTATGGTGCATACATTAATGAAGCATCACTAGCTAATGAGCAAGTGTTCAAAGAAATCATTTCTCGGTGTTCTGGCGATGGTGCGAGGGTAGTATGGGATAGTAACCCAGATAACCCAAATCATTGGCTTAAACAGGACTATATAGGCACTGATGACGATATGATAATCGACTTTCACTTTAAACTAGATGATAACACTTTCTTGTCAGAACGATATAAGCAATCAATTAAAGCAGCGACACCAACTGGCAAGTTTTATGACCGAGATATATTAGGGTTATGGACGGTGGCAGAAGGTGCGATATATGCAGACTTTGACAAGAACGTTCATATCGTGGATAGCCCGCCAAACGACATTACAAGATATTACGCTGGCGTTGACTGGGGGTACGATCACTTTGGGTCAATTGTAATCATAGGTGAAACTGATGACGGTGTGGCTTACATTGTAGATGGTATAGCTGAACAGTATAAGCATATCGACTGGTGGATAAATCGAGCGAAAGAGTTCATCGAAGAATACGGTAACATCAAGTTCTATTGTGATACTGCTAGACCAGAACATATCGCTGACTTCAAACGAAACAACATCAACGCTATATTTGCTAATAAGTCAGTTATTGCTGGTATTGAAGAAGTGGCGAAACGTTTCAAAGAGAACAGACTGTTCTATGTTAAGGATACCGTTCATAGGTTTGAAGATGAGATATATCAATATCGTTGGAAAGCTAACTCGACTAAAGATGAGCCATTAAAAGAATGGGATGATTTTTTAGATGGGTTACGCTATGCAATTTTTTCGCAACACTTATATGACGAAAAACATACGAACAGAGATTACAAGTCCACAGCTAAGAAATTGCGTGGGCTATTTTAATATATTGAAAGGAGTGATAAATTGGTTTTAAAAGTAAATGAATTTGAACGTGATTTAGATAGCGCTAATATAGGACGCTATGACACAGTGGAATTTTCAGAGAATAGCAATTCACAATTTGTTTATTCGAGTATGGACGATTTGATGAATGACCTAAGCGACTTACAACGAATGATTGAAAGTTTTATCCACGATCAAAAGTTCAGACTTGAAGTTTTGGAAGATTATTCAAAGGGTAACAACTGGGGTATTCGTCAAGGGCAACGCCGTATTGAAAAGAATAAATCAGATTATCGCATTCGTAACAATTACGGTGGATATATCACTAGCTTTGTAACTGGATACTTACTAGGTAAGCCGTTAACAATCAATTATGACGATAAGGACGGTTTGAACGCTGACGACGAGATACAAGCTATCAATGATAACAATGATTTGGACAGTCTTAACTACGAGTTAGGTTATGATGCCAGCAGATACGGACGAGCATTCGAATTGCATTATCGTGATGAAGATTACAACGACAAGATTGTGCTGATTGATCCGAAAGAAATGTTTTCCATTCGTTCGTTTAAAGTATCTAATGAGTTAATCGGCGCGGTGCATCTACCTATCTTTAATGATACGGTTTATCCGACTGTGTATAGCGATGACTACATTTATACGATGAAGCCATTCGCTACTGGACAATATAACATGGTTATTAACGAGGTTAAGCCTAACCCTTACGGAAAAGTACCAGTAGTCGAGTGGTTTAACAACCGCTACCGCATCGGTGATTTTGAAACAGTTATCCCTAACATTGATGCGTATGACAGCGCACAGTCAGACACAGCCAACTATATGAGTGATTTAAACGACTCCACCTTGGTTGTTAACACCGATAGTATTGACGCATTCATAGAAAACGGCGGTATGGAAGCCTTAACCGATAGTAATGTTATTATCCTTGAAAATGGCGTTAACGCAGCCGGTGGAACGACACAAGGTAAAGCAGATTATATCTATAAACAGTATGACGTAGCTGGTACAGAGGCATATAAGAAACGTTTGAACGATGATATTTTCAGACTTTCAAATATTCCTGATATGACTGATGACAAATTTGGTACACAGTCTGGAATTGCCATTCAATACAAACTTATTGGCTTGAAACAAATTCAAGTGATTAAAGAGAATTATTTCACTAAAGCGTTGCGCAGACGGTATGAACTGATTGAAGCTATTCATGACGACTTAAACGAAACGGTTATCGATGCTAACAAGTTGTCATTCACATTCCACCCTAACCTACCACAAGACGTATGGGGAGAGGTTGAAAAATATATCAATGCGACTGGCGAAATTTCACAAGAAACACTTATGGAACTTGCAAGCTTTACGGATGCTGAAAAAGAAAAAGAACGACTTGAAAACGAAGCGTTGACAGTCGACTTGACGGATGAACAACGAAGCCAAATCTTAGGCGGTGTGGTAGATGAACAAGACGAAATTACGGGCATTACAGAATAGGCAATATAACGCAGAACGCAAAGTAATGGATGTGTGGGCAAAGCGAGATTTGGATATTGAAAAACTAACAGAACAAGTGTTCCGAGGTTCCATGCAACATATCACTGACGAAGTTGATGCGTTCTATCTAAGATATGCCAATCGCAATGGTGTATCTATCCAAGAAGCGCGTAAGCGAGCGGACAGTATGGACGTAACCAATTATCTACAAGAAGCGACAAAAGCGGTTAGAAGTAAAGATTTCAGCCCCGAAGCGGAAGAGTGGTTGCGAGTTTACAACCTTAAAATGTCCACAAGTCGTTTGGAGTTAGAAAAGGCCAAAATCAATTTAGAATTGCTGAAAATGTATTCGGAAATAGAAAACATTACCAATGAACAATTAGAACAAGCTAGACTGGCCGAGATAGCCCGTCAGAACGATTTAATTGCGGAATACAAGGAGCAAGCAGGTATCTTGGCTAATTCAGTTGGCAACCCAACAGACCGACTTAAAGGTGTCGTAAATGCCGATTTCTACGGTGCTAATTTTAGTGAACGAATTTGGTCGCGCAATGGTCATTATGCAAGTTTGCGAAAAGAACTGTTTAAATCATTGAGCAACATTAGCGTGGATATGAACGGATATCGAAAAGAACGCAATCGACTGATGAAACTATTCGATACTAGCAAGTATGAAAGTATGCGACTGATACGCACTGAACATCAACGTGTGAATATAAGAACTCAACATGAAATGGCAGTTGCTAATGAGTTTACGCACTATACTTATGTGGCAGAGCCAGACGCTTGTCCTATTTGTAAAGCATTGGCTGGAAAGACGTTTAAGATTGAAGATTATGAGATGGGTGTAACAGCGCCTTTGAAACACCCGAATTGTCGTTGCAGTGTATACCACCATATTGAAATGACTTATTCAAACGGAAAAAGGACGACTGACGACATGGATATTGCGAGTAAAGATGATTATATCTAGGAGCGTGATCCAATGGCTGAAAATTATGCCCGTATCTAAAAGGAGTAACTATGAAAGTAGACGTTTTGGGAACTAAATATAAAATTATTAAGCACGACAAAGATAATCCAATCAGAATCGACGGATGCGACGGTTATTGTGATTACACCGTTAAAGAAATTCATATTGCTGAAATGGAAGATTACGAATGGGCGGATGTTAATGCTCACGCTAACAAAGTTATTCGTCACGAATTAGTACACGCTTTTCTGTATGAGGGCGGTTTGAATTCAGAATCTTGGGCTAGAAACGAAGAAATCGTAGACTGGATGGCAATTCAAATTCCAAAGATTGCTAATAAATATAACGAATTAGACATTTAAAAGGGGATAACTATGTTAGATCAAATCAAAATCGGCGGTATGGAATACCGAGTTAAAGAAGTTAAATTTGGCGAAAGCAACGGCGATGTAACTTTAGGCGAATGCCATTTTGAAACAGCGGATATTTTAATCAATGAAAACCTTTCGGATAATCGAAAAGAGCAAACTTTATTTCATGAAATGGTACACGCAATGTTATTTGAAGCGGGGTCAATCGAATATGATAACGAAGAACTGGTAAATCAACTAGGTTTGATTATGTATCAGGTATTTAAAGATAATGAATTTAATCAAGAAAAACAACAGACCGAAGTAAATTTGAGTTTAGGCAGCAAAGACTATCAATTGATTGTTGACGCTTTAAAACGAAGAGATAAAGACCCAGTAAGACAACTTTAGAGAGCTATTTGGATAGCAACTTTTTTTGTTGCTACGACCATAGGAGGGACGATAATTATGGATAAAAATAAAATTACTTTTAAAGAAAATGACGGTATTTATTTAGATGGCGTTAGATTAAATTTTTTGACCGACTATAAATTGGAACGTATCGCTCAAGGTTTTGCAGAGCTAAAAATAACTATTGTAGTTGATGACAGTGAAATGTTTAAACAAAATTTATATGAATATAATATTGAACCAAAATAACCAATTTGATTTTGACCTTAGCAAGTCGTTATAAAAGGCTATCACATACGGTGAATAAACGGTTGATAAGACGTACGGTCTTTAAAAAAACGGAGGTAAAAAATGGAATTCAACTTACAATATTTTGCTGAAAATGATGGAGAGCCCACAAACACCGGTAACGTGGAAGTGCCACCAGTGGAAACAACACCACCAGCAGAAGAAACGTTAACGCAAGAAGAAGTAAACCGATTGATTGCACAAAACAAATCTAAAGCTAAGGCACAAGCAGAGAAAGAATATCAAAAGCAAATGGACGAAATAAAAGCTCAATACGAAAGCCAACTCACTGAAGTTAAGTCAAAATTGGGGGATAAAGATCGTGAAGCCTTTGACCTACAAACTGCTAAAGCAGAAATCGCTAAACTGCAAGAAGCATTGGACGAGGAACGCAATCAGAAAGCCACCTTAAGTGAGCAAATCACACGAGCGACACTAAAGGATAAGGCAATCGGTTTGCTAAGCGAGCGTAAACTACCTACCAATGAAGCAATGCTTGAAATGGTGGTTAAAGATAATGCGGAAGATACTGTTAAAGCGATTGATGCGATGACAACATTGCTAAGCGAACAACGCAAAGCATCCGCTATCTCAACGCCACCTATTAAGAGTGGCGGACTTGGTGGGGAAACGAAGACACCAACTGAAATTTTCAGAAACGCAAATATTTTAAACAAATAAAGGAGATTATAAAACATGGCAATTCAAACTTTTAACCCAGATAACGTGTTGTTATCAGAGAAAACAGACGGTACATTCACACCCGAGATGACAAGCGCTTTAATGCAAGACGTTGCTGGTAACTCATTGGTAATGCAATTAGGTACTTATGAAGAAATGAACGGACGTCAAGAGAAGAAATTCTCAATTCAAACTGACGGTGTGTCAGCTTACTGGGTGGACGAAGGTCAAAAAATTCAAACTTCAAAACCTGAATTTGCAGAAGCGACTTTACGAGCTAAGAAATTAGGTGTAATCGTATTAGCATCTCGTGAGTACTTAACTTACACTTGGTCACAATTCTTCAATGAAATCCGTCCACAAATCGCACAAGCGTTTTATGACAAAATCGACCAAGCAACGTTATTAAACCAAGACAACCCGTTTGCTTTCTCGGTTGATGAAGCAGCGACAACTGCTGGCAATGTCATTACTGGCGACTTAACATTCGATAATATTTTAGCATTAGAAGATGCTATCTATGACGACAACGGAGAGGTTTCGGCGTTCGTATCATCTAACCGTAACCACTCATTATTACGTGGAGCAACTAACCCAGACAACCCAACAGAAACAATTTACGACCGTAATTCTCGTGAGATTGACGGTATCACAACAGTTAACTACAAAGACTTACCAAAAGGTACTGTTTTAGCCGGTGACTGGGCAAACGTTCGTTACGGTACACCTTACAACATCACATTCAAGATTTCAGAAGATGCACAAATCTCAACTGTAACAAACGCTGACGGTACACCAGTTAACTTATACGAACAAGAGTTGATCGCATTACGTGCAACAATGGACTTTGCATTCATGACTGTTAAAGATGAAGCATTTGCCAAATTAACACCAACAGTAGTAGGAGGCTAATAATATGGCTTACAAAGTTACACAAGCAATTAGAGATTTAAAAGACAATCAACATTATTATCGCGCGGGGGATATTTTCCCTCGTGAAGGTTTTAAAGTCGATGACGAGCGTGTAGCGGAGTTAGTCAAAGGCGGTTACATTGTCGCTGACGTAGACGAAGAAGCCGATTTAACCAAACTTAAAAAGGATGAATTGGTCGCATTGGCGGTCGAGAAAGGTATCGAAGTAGATACTAAAGACACCAAAGCCGACATCATTGAAAAACTGGAGGTATAGTCATGATTGATACTCAATTGGAGAAAATTAAACGCCGTTTGGGTATCACTGACACCGATACTCAACAGGACGAATTGATTAGAGATTTAATCAATGATGCCGAAAGTTATTTCAAGGTTCTAACTGGCGCTAGTGAAGTGTTGGAGAAATACGACTTCATCATTCGTGATGTGGCGTTGAAATTATACGTTCGTAAAGGCAGTGAGGGAACGACCAGTGAGAGCGTGGACGGCTATTCGGTTAGCTACACACAATCATTATTCGAGGAGTACCTAGACTTGTTAAATCGTGATTTCAACTTAGATGATACTTCATTGGAACGTAAAGGTCGGGTGTTGTTCTATTGAAAACACCACACAGAATTACGTTAGTAAGGGGTGGGTCGTCTAACCCTGTTTACAACCCAATTACTGACGAGTACGAGCAAGTAAATGGCGTTGAAGTAGTTACACCTTGCCTAGTCAATGCAATCACACAAGCAAGAGTATTTGAAGAATACGGCAATCGTCAAGATATGGTCATTATCGCTAGATTTAACCAGCCACAAGAAGCGTTTCACACCGCTTACTTTGATGGATCTACTTATAAACCGATTGAAGCGATTGATGCACCAAAAGCAGCAATCAGATTAAGGCGAGTGAGTACCAATGGCTAATTTCAGCGTCGAATTAAAAGGCGATTTAGAATTGTTGGCAGTGTTGGATAAAAGCAATAGCCAAATCCGCAACGCCACAATGAAAGCTCTAAGGAACAATACAGAGAAAACGATGCAACAAGCTAAGAAGAATGCACCCGTTGATACTGGTTTCTTAAGGAACAACATCGTCACTAGATACGAGGATATGAGTGGTATTATCCACTCGCAGGCGATATACAGTTTTTACCAAGAATACGGCACGAGGTATCAATCGGGTACGCCTTTCATGCGACCAGCTTTGAATTTTATATATCCTCAATTCCAAAAAGACATGATAGACGTAATGAAAGGAGTGCTTAGATGACACCACAACGAGCTTTGTTTAGAAAAATATATATCGAGTGCAGTCAGCTCCTTTCTACTTACGACTTTTTGGAAAAGGAAGAAGTGCCTTATCCATTCGCTTATATTGGCGAAAGCATTGGCCGTGATTATCAAAATAACGACCTGTACGGCGAGTTAAGCCAAACCATACATATTTATGCAGAACGTCATCAAACGTCCGTTATAGACACCAAAATAAGCCAATTACGCAACGTTATGGCAGAGATGACCGAAGCGTTCGACTACAATGTTAGATTACAAGATTTACAATTTACAAATATTCCAGACAATACGGGTGTTCAGCCATTACAACATGTAGTGGTTGAGTGCTTGTTTACTTATACGAAAAAGGAGAGATAAATAAATGGCAACAGTTATTTCGGGAAAAGATATGCTATTATTCTTCCGTAAGCGTGCAGATCACGAAACGGCAGACGCATCAAAATTACGTTTCCAAACAGAACATTCAATCTCAATGGAGAAAGAATCAGAATCAACTCAAACAAAAGACGGTAACGTGGTTACAGTTTCAGACGGAGAAAACACAGCAGATATTTCATCTTTAGCTTATCGTGAAGATGGCGAAACAATCGAAGTATGGAAAGAATTAAAACGAAACTTCCAAGCGAACGATTTAATGGAAATGTGGCAAGTAGATATTAATAGCGGTTTAGATGGCGCAAATCTTGATGCAGATTACTTCCAAGGATATTTCACTTCATTTGAATTATCTTCGGCTGCTGACGGTAACGTAGAATTAAGCTACACATTTGCAATCAATGGCAATGGTGCTGAAGGTACAGACTCACTAACTGCTGAACAGTTAGCAGAAGTACGCAACGCACAATACGACTACGAAACATTGAAAGCAACTGGCGCAGGCGTTTAATTCACAAATTAGGGAGCATAGCGCTCCCTTTATTTTTTTATTGAAAAGGGGTTTTTAACAAATGAACTTAAATATTAACGGCAAAGATTACACTTTACACTTCGGCATGGACTTCATCGATGAAGTTGAAAAGTTAGAAGGAATGAAAATGGAAGCGGAAGGCGTATCTTTAAACATGGGTACTGGTGGTATGGCTTTATTAAATAACAAATTAGCTAGCTATCATCCAAGCGGTTTACGCACGATCATCAAAGCTGGTACATCGACCGAACGTCAAAAACCATCAAACGATGATATCAATATCTACCTTGAAGAATTAGCCAATTCAGACGATTACGAACAAACGTTCGATGAAATCGTGGAAGAATTGGGGAAGAAACCACTAGTGTTGAGAGCTTTAAACGCCAAAGCACAGTAGAAGATACTAGCGACCAAGAAGGCGACAAGTACACAATAGACGACTTAAAAGCGATGCTTATGTCATGGACTGGGTACACACCACGAGAAGTTGGTCGAGTAACCATGCGAGAGTTTTCTTATTATGCGGAGGCAGAGAGATTGAAAACAGAAAAGACTAATCGCAATATCGCATTGCAAGCGTGGTTAAATCAATCAGCACAAGCGACTAATAAAAAGGGTAACAAGTCGGCTTATAAACACTTCCAAGATTTTTACGACAAGAATTTTGGCGGTAAGAAGAAAGAAGAGAAAGTGATTTCAATAGCAGAAAGAAATTACAGATTAAATCAAATGAGGGAAGGAGGAAAATAATTGGCAGGTATAGGAAATTTTGACGTAACAGCGGTATTGAAAGCTAATGTTTCCGATTTCCAAAGAGGAATGGCACAGGCACAAGCTAGTTTTAAGTCTTTTAAGTCAGCAACAGGAAGCACCCTAGAGAATGTTGGTGCGGCAATGGCTGGTGTTGGTAAGGCTATGACGATTGGGTTAACAGCTCCTATTATAGCCGGTGCTGGTGCAAGTGTTAAAGCATTTGCGGACTTCGAAACTGCAATGCGTGGTGTATCAAAGACTACTGACTTCACTAGTGCAGAGTTCGAAAAAATAAGTTCGGATATTCTTAAAATGAGTAGAACGATGCCAGTCGCAGCGACTGAAATTGCAGGCGTAACAGAAGCGGCAGGACAATTGGGTATCAAGAAAGAAAATTTGCTAGGCTTTACAGAAACGATGGTAAAACTAGGTACATCCACCAATATGTCTAGTGAGGAAGCAGCGACCGCTTTAGCAAGGTTAGCCAACATCACGCAAATGCCACAAGACCAGTTCGAGAATTTAGGCTCAACAGTGGTTGCCTTGGGTAACAACATGGCGACTACGGAATCGGAAATTGTCAACATGGCTCAAAGGCTGGCCGGAACAGGGTCTATGATCGGGCTAACAGAAGCGCAAATCATGGCACTATCAGCCTCTATGAGTTCAGTTGGTATTGAAGCAGAAGCTGGTGGTACAGCTATGTCTACCGCATTAAAGAAAATGGATAGTGCGGTGCGAGAAAGTGGCGAAAAATTAAACAGCTTTGCGCAAGTTGCCGGTATGACGTCAGACGAATTTGCAACCGCATGGCAGAATGATCCGCAAACAGCAATAACCGCATTTGTTGAAGGTTTAGGCAAGATGCAAAAGAACGGCGATGACGTAAACGGTATGCTTGATGCGTTAGGTATCAAGGGTATTCGTGAAACAGATACGCTTTTACGTTTGGCGGGTGCTGGTGAATTAACTGGTGAAGCATTTGATATTGCTAACCAAGCGTGGAAAGAAAATAGTGCCTTATCAAAAGAGGCAGAAGAGGCTTGGTCGACATTATCAAGCAAATCTGTATTACTATGGAATGCAGTCAAAGAGTTAGCTATCACAATCGGTACGTTATTAGCACCAGCAATGACTAAAGTTGTTGATAAAGCATCAGAAATGATATATGCGTTCTTAGATATGGATGAAAACACACAAAGAAATATTTTATCATTCATAGCTATGGCGGCAGCGGTTGGTCCGGTTTTACTTATTTTAGGTAAAATGCTAACGATGGTAGCTAAATTTAAAACAGCAACCACGGCTATGCAAGGCTTTGCACTAGTATTTCCTAATTTAGCCTTAGGGGTCAAAGCGTTGGGGGCTTCATTAGCATTTTTAACTAGTCCGATCGGTTTAGTTATCGCAGCATTTGTAGCTTTAGGAGCTGGGCTTGCTTATCTTTATAAACAGAATGAAGATTTCAGAACCATGGTCGACACAGCGTGGGCATCTATAACGACTGTAATATCTGACGGTGTAGAAACAGTTAAAACTTTCATTGGTAGTTTGATTGATAGGTTTAAAGAATTTATCACGAATAACCAAGACTTATTAACATCAACTCAAGGTGTTTGGGAAGGTATCAAGACGGTGGTCGCGGGAGTTGTAAATGCGATTGCACCGATCATTGCATTTATTTGGGATGCCATTGTCGTTAAAACGGTCGTAACGTGGAACTTAATCAAGGGCGCTATTTCAATCGCCTTGGAACTTATCCTCGGTATTATCGAAACTATGATGCACCTATTAAATGGAAATTGGGAAGCGGCTTGGAACACTATCAAAGAAACCGCAGTCAACATTTGGAATATCATTGTAGCAACCGCCACAGAGATTTTCCAAATGCTATCAAACTTCTTTAGTAACTTATGGCAATCAATCTCAACTACCGCTATCGAATGGTGGGAAATCATCAAACAAGGTTTAATTGACCGTTGGAATATGATTGTAGAAAGTGCGTCAACTATTTGGAACGGTATCAAAGAATACTTTGCTAACTTATGGGCAGGCATTCAAGAGTCGTTTAGCTTAGTTTGGGAAGGCATTAAAACATATTTAAGTGGAGTGTGGACAAGCATTTTAGAAACAGCCACAATGGCATGGACATCTATCACTTCATTCTTCACAAGCGTTCTAAGTCTATTCGCACCAATATTCCAACCCGTCTTTGATGGTATTAAGAACATTGTTTCGAACACTTGGGCGACTATTCAAGAAAATTCAGCTTTAGTTTGGAACTCGATCATGGCTATCTTATCAGCCGTCTTACTAACCATTGTTGGTTTAGTAACAGGCGACTTTGATTTGATTAAACAAGCTATTACAAACGCTTGGAATATGGTCAGAGATAACACTACACAAGTTTGGAATAATGTTATGTCTTTATTGAGTTCAATTTGGACGACTATCCAAACAACGGCATCAACGGTATTCGATGCGATTAAAGTGCTTATAAGCAACGCTTGGAACGCGGTATCGACAGCAACGTCAAACGCATGGAACAATATCCAACAGGCGTTATCAAATGCTTGGAACAATATCAAGTCGACAGTTACGTCGGCAATGAGTAATGTTAGCACAAGCATTTCAAACGGCTGGAACAATGCTAAACAAGCAGTGTCAACCGCTATGCAAAACATCCTTACATCTATTCAAAATGGTTGGAATAATGCAGTTAGTGCCGTTACATCGGCGGGTCGAAACATTGTCAGTGCGGTTAGCTCGGCATTTAGTGATGCAATTAGTAAAGCTAAATCATTTGCTGGTGAAGCAGTTAGTGTGGGTAGCAACTTAATTATGGGATTTGTGAACGGTGTAACAGCCAAAGCAAGCGCATTAGTTGATAGCGTTAAAGGTGCAGTGAGTGGTGCGATCAACGCTGCCAAAAACTTATTAGGCATCCACTCACCATCTAGAGTGTTTAGACAATTCGGTATCTACACAGACCAAGGTTTTGCTATCGGTATCGACAAGGAAGCTAAAACACCAATCAAATCAATGCGCAACATGATTGACGGTATTGTCAGCCAAGGAGAAAACGGACTTAACAACGGTTTTGGTGGTTTACAAAACCAATTGAACGGCATGGTAAATAGCGCAGTAACAACTGACGTACGAAGCACATTAGACTATTCAAACAAACCAGCTTATATCAACTTAACGATGGGCGGTCAAATATACCGAGCATACGTTGAGGACATTTCAAGCGAACAAACAAAACGTGCTAATTTAGAGTTAGGATATCTATAAAGGAGGGCAAGCATGTATAAATTCAAAGGACTAAAAAAAGAAATGTACAGTCAAAACGACTTGTCCTCGGTGGCTATGCTATACAACGGTAAATTGATTGAGGACGAAATAGACGGCTATCAAACGTTGACCGTCAAGGGGCGTGAGTATATCGCATTTGAAACGGAAGATGCAGGGAATGTTGCTGGTAAAGATGGTGTAATACCAATTACCAAGTCATTGCCTAGTCGTGATATTGAGGTGCGGTATCTTTTAAAAGAAATCGACAGCCACAAATTCCAATTAAAATATCGCAAACTTATGGCATTGTTAGATACAGAAGTAGACGTTCCTATCAAATTTCGAGATGAAATGGACGTAACGTATTATGGCCAAATGATTGAATTAGGAGAGGTTACAGAAGTGAGCAACGTTTCTGTGGCTTCTTTTATCATTCGCTGCTACGATCCATTCAAATATAATGACGAGTTCACAGCGACAGGAAACCCTGTGAATGTATTTGTCGGCACACCGTATAAAACGCACCCTAAAGAAATCGTTATCGGTTTAAAATCGGATGCAACCAAAATAACGGTGGATAACAACACGACTGGTCGTCATATCATTTTAAACGGCGATTACAAAGTGAACGACACTATTAAAATCGACATCGACAACAAGATAATCACTCAAAACAACAGAAATATCATGAACAACCTAGACTACGTTTCTAGCGATTTCCATGAGTTTTGGTTACACGATGGCGACACTATTCAAGTTACGCCAATCAATTCAGATTTAACAATTAGCTTTCAAGGGCGGTGGAAATAATCGACTTATACCTTTTTAATAACAAAAAAGAGCTAATCGACATCATTTCCGATGGCTCTTTGATTGATAACGAGCAAGAACAAAATTTAAACGGTCTAATTACGCACACAGTAAGCGGCGTTTATACCGATAGTGTAGAAGATGCAGATTACTTTGGACTGCATGACGTGGACGACAACGGCGTATTTTGGCGGTATAAAATCGACACCAAAAATAAACGAGATGGCAAGTTCACGCTAGACGGTACATACGAACTATTCGATGACTTAAAAGGCAAGAAAATTATTACTGACTTACGACCTTACAACTATACGGCAGTTAGGGCATTAACTTCCTTATTGGAAGATACAGGTTGGCAAGTTGGAAATGTATCAACTAGCAAGATTGGCTCGTCCAATTGGTACTACATTAATACCTTATCAGCTTTTTGGGACTTCCTAGAAAACTGGGGTGTGGAGTTTAAACCTCGCATGGTATACATCCAAGGTAAAGTCATTGGTCGATACATTGATATTGCAGATAGCATTTCGGACGATTACGGGAAATGGTATGAATACGGTAGCGACTTATTAACAGTTGAAGCGGAAACAGACCTAACCAACATTGCCACTGCTTATTATGGGCGTGGTAAAGGCGAGGAAGTTTCATCAGCAGAAGATAACGCAAGCGGACAAGCTGGTTACGGTCGAAAAATCAACTTTGGCGATATTGTTTGGAGCAAAGCGAATGGCGATCCAGTCGATAAACCTTTAGACCAACAATTTGTGGAATTGCCAGAACTGACTGAAATTTACGGTTTCGAGGATGGCACACCACGATATGACATCGTAGAATTTGACGACATCGAGGATAAGGCGGAGTTGTTACAAGCCACTTATGATTATGCGATTGAAAATGCTAGACCAAAAGTGCAATTCAAGTCGACTGTAAATGAAACTGGCATCGCAGAACTTGGCGAAACAGTAACCATCATTCGCGATGATTTAAACATTCGATATAAAACTCGCATTTTCAAAATCAAACGTAGCTTTTTCAATAACAAAATTAAAGACTTTGAGTTTGGTGACGAGTTGATTGTCAGCCAAGCTAAAAGCACGAAACAAGCGCAAAAGGCGATGCAAAAGCAAATTGACGAAGCAAGTACATTTTGGCTTGTGGCATTGCGTGAAGCGATTACCGATAGTTTTTGGAACGAAGACGGTTATAACTATGACTTACGAGTAGACAACGAATATGGACTTCCTAGCGGTTATTACAGCTTCGATAGACCAATCGACCAAAACCCGACCAAAGCCATTTATATGGGTGCAGGTAAGTTATTAATCGCTAACTCGAAAGACCCGAATGGCGAATGGATATGGGAAACCGCACTCGATGGTGACGGTATCATGGCTGATAAGATTGTTGGTTATAACTCGGAGTTCGTTCTATCTAACTGGAACATGAATGACAGTAATGTCTACATTGATGGCGACGGTGTTAAAACCACTGGTGCTAACGGCGACATTGGTATCATGAATAATCTAGGCGAGTTTCGTTCGGAAACTGCATCCGATAGTAATCTATACGCTTTAATGGGTGGCGGTCGTTTTCAAGCGTGGGGCGATCGTGGGTCAGCATTCCAATTAGGTGCAGACCTTAAAAATAATGCCACTTATGACTTTGACGGTGGTATTGGCGTTTCTTATAACAACAGTTTCAGCATCGGTCGGTATGATAACTGGTCGTCAGGCAATACAGCGGACGGTCGAGGAGGAACTTTAATTCCTTATATTTCTATCATGTATGATGGCAATTTCAACGCTCAAAACGATGCAGGGCAAGGCGAGCCGAACGGTTACATTCGTATCCACAAGGGCATCAATATGGGCGACTCTATATACATGGCTGGAAATAACATCGTACAACCTTATGAAATCAATTTTCAATATGGTGGTAGAATTTACGCATTGTCCAGTAACTCCGATATGCGCATCGAATCAGCAAATAGTATCTCACTTAGGACTGGCGGAGATGTCGAAAAAATGCGTATTGACGATACGAGAGTGTATTTCTACCAAGATATCAATATGCAGGGCAACGGAATATTAGAACAGTCAGATGAGCGTTTGAAAGGTAACTTTGTCGATGCAACCGCTCGTGATAGTTTAGGTAAATTCAAACGATTGAATTTCATTTATTTTGAATGGTTGAATGAAAACAAGAAGCGCCCACAAGGAACGCAATTTGGTGTTATAGCTCAAGAAGTAATGGAAATAGCACCCGAATGGGTCAAGCTAGATCCTGACGGTTATTACACAATCAATATATCCAAAATGCAAATGGATAGTTTCAAAGCTATCCAACAGCTAGAAAATAAAAACGAGAAGCTTACAAATGAAGTTACTGATCTAACAAACGAACTAAGTGAACTAAAAGAACTATTAAAAGAAAAAGGAGTGATTTAATTTGACACTAGATAATTTTAGAACGATTGAGCTAATATGGGATAAGGTTAATAAATCTATCATCGAAACAATTAAAACGGCATCGAGTGATGAAACCGGTCGTTATTTTTCGGTCAAGGTTTTGGACGAGGGTCAAGAGGTTGATTTGACTGGTGCAAAACTACAGCTTTATTGGGAACATCCTAATTTCAACACAACAGGAACTGATGATTTCACAACGATTGATGCTAAAGGCTTATTTAAATTAACCTTTAGCGATGAAATGCTAACAAATGTTGGAGAATTGAATGCGCATCTTATTTTAACATTATCAGACGGGAAGATTACCTCTGACGGCTTTCCAATCGAAGTTATCAAAGGGGCTGATGACGGTGTGGTGGTGCCAACGAACGGCAGCGGTTTGGTTAAACAAATTGATGGGAAAATTGACAAAGGAAACGTCACTTTAAATGATTTAACCCAAGAAGTAAAACTTGCTATGACTGGTGGGTCAGTAGCGGTAGTTGGTGTCGATGCCGTAGGAACTGAAAACATCAAAGATGGCGCCGTGAATACGCCTAAGATTGCTGATGGTACCATCACACCCGAAAAGACAAGTTTTGCAAAGAAAATAGGGTTGAATATTTTTGACTCATCAAAAGTGCAAGTTAATAAATTATGGCAAGTGGATGCGACCACCGAATTAGGATACAAACTCGTAGACTTAGAAAACTATTCCGCTTCGGGTGTTATGCAAGTTTTGGGCGGTCAAAGATACTGGTTTGATTATGTGCATAGTTTTAACGGTGTTTTTTGGCTTGATGCAAGTGGAAAATTAATTTCAACTGCAAATGGTTCTGGACTTGCTGGATATTTAAACGCACCGACAAACGCAAGTGGTGCTGTGATGAATATTAATAGAATCACAAATTTAGAAAACTTTTTTGTAGGTCTGGGAAGCTCAAGACCAGCGATTTACAATAATGCTAACGATTTTGAAATCGATAATTTATTAGTTGATACAAGCCAATTAAAAGGTAAAATTCCACTATCACAACTAAATGATTTAGAGTACGAGAATGCCATCGATCCAAACAAAATCACGCCAAACAAATGGATTGACGGAAATGGCGAAACTACTGACGTCACTACAGTGAGCTTAACTGATTACATCAAAGTTACGCCTGGTGAGCGATGGTCATATACAGAGAAAGTCTCGCAGTCGGGCGGGTACTTTAATTATGACTTAAAATACGTTGGTAAACCTGCACCGATAGGTACATCGACTGACAATAATCAAATTTTTGAAATCCCAGACGGTGTGAGCTACATGCGACTAAATATCATGAATACCAGAGTGACTCAAGCATCACTAAAACGTGGCGACACAGCGCCAACGCCCGGCACGCCTTACGGTTTTAAATTTAGCGGGTTAATTAATCAAGATGAAACAGGCGCTTTACGTGGTGTGAAAGTTGACTTTATTGGAGACTCAATCACATGGCTTGATGGCAATAGTACGGCTTATACAAATGGGAATGCAATCGGTTATCAAGAGCAGGCAAGACTTACTGGGGCAACAGTTATGAGTTACGGTGTTTCAGGCGCGACCTATCGACAGTACGACTCTACTATCAGTAACCAATTTCACTACAGCTTATACGACGACATTGTTTTAAATAACTTACATGATTTTTCAAATTCTGAAATCGCGGCACTTTTCGGTGGCCATAATGATATCGGACGCAATCTAAATCTAGGCACACTGCAACCAAAAGGTGGTACTTTTGACCCTAAAACGACTTTAGGCGCTATACAAGCAATTATCGAGTATATTTACGACAATAAAAATGACGTTAAATTAATTTTGGCTACGCCAATCGTTGGTCAAAGTTATAGCGATGAAGATATGAGTGCATTAAACCAGGCGTTAAAAGCAGTAGCTGATCTTTACAGCATTCGTTTCGTCAATTTAAATAAGACATCAGGCATTAATGATTTAACGCACAATCTATATCAATACGATGGTTTGCATCCAAACAATTTAGGGATGGTTAATATTGGTAAGCAATTTGTGTCTGAAATTAAATACCTGACAGGTCGGTGAGAGGCGATTGATTACATTGCAGAAACCGTGAAAAATTAGAAGATTGCAAGAGGCAGACGAAACCGCATAATATTTATAAAGTACTTAGTTCATTTTGGGTACTTCTATTTTATTGAAAGGAGCGTGAGAAATGACGATTAAAGAGGAGATTTTAAGGGAAAAGTGTAAGGGAGCATTCCCTTTTTGGGGGTATTCAATTTCATTACTTAGTATATTTTATGGTAGTTTTATACTGATTTTTGGCGATTACATGCACAGCTTATTTAGCAGGCTATTTGACGTAATCCCAGACTGGTCAATCGCACTGTTGTTGATTGCCAGCGCCTTGATTAAACTAATTGGTATTCGCAAGCATAATAAAAGAATAATGCGCATTGGTATTGTCTGTTTAAGCGCCGTTTGGACAGCAATTACCGCCGTATATTTGGTATACAGCTTCGGCATTGGTTATCCAAGTCCCTCATTTTTATTTATGGGGTTTATAGCGATAGCTTGTTACAGGGTCGCTAAAAAAGGTGATTTTGGATGATTGGTTTGCAAGAATTGCTAACTATCCTAATCGGTGGCGGTGGTGTCGGCGCAATCATCGCAGCGGTTATGACGAGGCAGACAGCGAAAGACCAGAATAAAATTGATTTGTTGGATAGAGCATACAAGGAAATAGAGCGACTAGAAGCTAAGATAGACGAATTAGAAAAAGAATTGGAACAGGAGCAAGAAGTGAACGATGAACTTCGTAAGGTTTTGTTGGAGTTGAAAGAACAAGTAAGTACCTTGCGCATCGAATTGGAACAATTAAAAGGAGAGTGAACAAATGGAGTTTAACCTTTTCATTATCCCACTGACAATGATTATTACGCAGTTATTAAAAGGGTACGTACCAACTAAGTACGTGCCTTTTTTAGCGGTTTTAATCGGGTTATTAGCGGGTTTAGGTTACGGGGCATACTATGGTGGCGACTTATTTGCACAGGCTTTTGAAGGCCTTGTATATGGCGCTAGTGCGAGTGGTATTTATGATATTGGAGCAAGTCAGATTAAAGGAGATGACGAGTAATGGCAATTCCAAAGTCAGCAAAATTCAAGTATGAGATTATTCAAGATTACAAAGTACCGAACGGTAAAGCTGGGCGATTTTCAGAAGGCAAACCAACGTGGGCGGTAGTCCATTCAAGCGGTAACCCAAATGCTAGCTTAGAGAGCGAGATTGCTTACATGTCACGAAATCAAGATAACGCTTTTACACACGCTTGGTGTGGGCATGATAAGATTGTCGAAATTGCAAATACAGATTATCGTTGTTGGGGTGCTGGTGCAACTGCTAACAAGTATGCTGTACAAATCGAGGTCACAGAAGATAAGCGACTAACTAAAGCACAAAAATTACAAGCAATTGATCGTGAAGCTTTTTGGGTGGCGGTACAGTGTGCATACTATGGCATTTCTTTAGATAAGGTATATAGCCACGCTGACATCAGTCGTATGTACCCACAAGATACCAACCACACCGATCCGATTGCGTTCTTTAAATCAGTTGGTGTTTCATGGTCAGCATTTAAAGAACAAGTAAAGAAATATTATGACGTTTTGGTTGTTGGTGGAGATACAACTAAAATCACTTCACTAGGCGGTCAAAACACCACCGCAACAACTGCCACACCAAGTGTTCCAAAAGGTAAAGAGTTACAAAAATACGAAGGTCATCCAATAAATGAAAACTGGAAAGTCATGAAAGTTGGCGACAAGGTTACAATTCGTAAAGGTGCAACTCGTTGGGTAAATGGTAGCTTTAAGCAAATGGAGCCAATGCAAAAAGACTATACAGGAGTAACTGATACAGTTGAGAAAGTAGCTGATGTTAAAATCGGTTACTCAAACAAAGCATACTACTTGAAACGCATGAAAGTATGGGTGTTAGAGCAAGACTTGGTAGAGCCTCGTCAAGAAATATATACAGTACAAACTGGTGCATACAGTAATGCTGATAATGCTAAGAAACAAGCAGAGAAATTGAAGAAAGATGGTTATGATACTTTCGTGACCAAGAAGTAAAATTTGGGTAGTGGACTTGATTGTCTACTACCCTTTTTTATTATGCTATAATATTGAATAAGGGGTGGTAATATGCCGTTAAAAGCAGACGATTTGATACCAGTTGAAGACATTAAGTTCACAGAAAAAGATTTATATATTGGACTTGTAAATCGCATCAAAAATTCAGAACAATACAAATACTCTGAAAAGATACTCGATTTACGTTACGATAACGGATTATCATTGGAAGATATGATTAAAATAACAGGGTTGACCAAATACGAGTATGTTTCACTTGAGTGTTCTGATATAACAGTCGATGTTAGCGTATATAAAGATGCTATCAAGAAAATTAATGAATATTTAAAATCGCATAATTAAATAAGTTTATAAGGGGGTGGCGATATGACAAAATACAAGAAAACCTTAGAAGAAGTAGAAGAATTTTTCGATGAAATGATAGATGAACAATACGTTATAGATTTATTTGAATTTGCTAAAGCATGTCTTGGTGATGTAGAAAATCACGAAGACGATGAACAAATCGTGATACACCCTACAACAGAAAAGGATAAGCAAGCGGTAGAACGTGCTTTTAACTCAACAACTATGTCTGATAGTGCGCGGGAACATTTCAAGCGTAACCAAGAGAAAACTAAACATATAAAAATAGGAAATCTATCTAAGAAGTTAGATATTTAATTTTAAAAGGGCGGTGTACTTAGTTGTCTACTGCCTATTTTTTTGTGCCTTTTTTACACTTTACACTTTACAAGATAAAAATAATTTAGTATAATAAAATCATACCAATAAGGAGGTAGTGGAAAATATGGAAATTTTAGACATGATTACAACGCATATCGAAGAATTATCTAGCGATGAAACACAAGCTTACGAAACTGATATAAAATTAGGCGATAAAGTGGTAGGTTTCGTTGAACATACCGACACAGATGACGATGCCATCATTTCAAATATTTTAATTAAAGAAGAATTTAGAAATAAAGGAATCGGAACTGCGGTGTTGAAACAATTGATAAGTGAATATTATTCAGTCACATTAGCACCAGATAATGAGGATGCTGCAAGATTGTATGAAAGACTAGGCTTTGAAGAATTGACAACCAACGCACCAGAAATCGACCAAGGTTTTGGCGTTTGGAAAATTTAAAGGAGGAATTGGCATGAAAAAACTACAAGACAAATGGGCGTTGAGATTTACAATATCTGTGCTGGCTTTAATTTTAACCACTGAAATGGGTCAAGGTTGGGGCTGGATAATTGGCTGGATAATGTTTGGAGGGTTTAGCTTTGTTAAATTAGCAAGTCATGGCGGACTGGATGTGACGGAATGAAAACAACAGGCGAACGGATAAAAGATATTCGGCTTGAGAACGGCATGAGCAAAACTGAATTTGGGAAGTTGTTTGAAGCCACAGGCAGTTTAGTAAATAAGTGGGAAACCAACCAAGTTACACCTACCGAAAAAAGGTTAAAAGAAATTGCTGAAATTGGTTGCGTATCTATCCACGAATTAACTTATAGGAAACCAATTGGTAAAAAAATCAGAAACATCAGAAATAATTTAGGATACTCACAACTAGAATTTTCTAAAGTGGTCGGAGCGACTAAGTCAGCGGTAAACAATTGGGAAAATGGATACAACTATCCTAACAACGATAGGTTAAAAGTAATTGCAGAACTAGGCGACACAACAGTCAATCAACTGATTAATTCAAACCCGCTAAGTGATTATTCTACCGAAGGACTTATTCAAGAATTAAGACGCAGGGGGATCGGTCATGAAACAACTGACAAGTAGACAACTAGCAAACCACGCTAAAATGAGCCTTGATAAATACTTAAATAATGGCGATTTACAGCACTTAAAGGATGCCAAGCTACTTATATCCCAAGCTCAAGTTAAAGACGTAACAGACGGCAAATTATTGGAAATGAAGGCAAGGAATTACAGCTAAGGAGGAAATAGCATGAAAAACAATAAAACAATCGACTTTCTAATGGAATATGGCTTCAAGTTGATGACAAACAATAAAGGCGAAAAGAAAACGGTATACATTGAATTGCCAAGCGAAGATATAGACAAGGAAATCAACAAGATTATACTTGGTACAGAAATGGAAATTGACCATTGGTTAAGTGGCAGATACACTGCGTTGGTAAATGACGACCTTATTATCTATATCAAGGAGGTATTTTAAAATGGGAACAGGAAAATATAACAAACAATTTGGCGGTTTCGAGCCAGACGAGCCAAAAATGAAAACAGTTGAAATCACATTCACAGGGTCGTATGAAATCGAAGTTCCAGTCGACTGGGATAGTGACGAAATCAGAGAAGAAGCTGATAGGTTTGAAGTTGAAGATTGGGATATTGATATCGATTAAAAGAATAGCGCCACAAATAGTGGTGTTTACGTTTATGCGGAACTTTATTTAACAGGAGGAATTACAATGGGTAATAAAAACAAAGCAAATAAAGAGTTAGTAGTTACACTAGAGGATTTTGGTGGTAGAGTCGATGACCCGAACTTCGACAACCGTTTACCTTTAAAGAGGGCAATGGATTTTCTATCAAACAATGGCGGAGGAATAGTACGACCTGGAAAAAGAGGATACACTTATTTTAATGGTTCTATTGATAAACCTTCGGGACCGGACCATGTTACGATTGAATTCTTTTCATTCTTTAATGTGGACACAACCAACTATCCTAGCGAGTATTCTAAAAGGGATATTAAGATTAGAGCGCTACTGGATGAGATGTTAGTTGATTGTTTCGTTAACGGTAGACCGAATGACGAAGAATTGTCAATAGAAGATATTGTGGCGCACACTGAACGTTTTAAAGATTACTTAGACAGAATTTATGCACTTGGTTTATAAGGAGGAATTACAATGAATAACAACATGAAAGATACACCGTTCTACGAACGTTTACTAATGGCACAAGTTTACTTAAAAGCACCTAAAGAACAAAAGAATGATTTTGGTGGTTACGCATTCCGTTCAGCAGAAGATATTGAGGAAAAAGCAAAACCGATCAACAGGATTCTAGGCTTATACCTAACGCTATCTGATGAAATGATTGAAGTAGGTGGGCGTGTATACGTTAAAGCAACTGCCACGTTAAGAAATATCTATAATTCAGAAGAAAAAGAAACAGTTACAGCGTTTGCTAGAGAAAGCCAAAGCAAGAAAGGTATGGACGATAGCCAAATCACTGGTAGTGCATCATCATACGCTCGTAAGTACGCTTTAAACGGTTTATATCTAATCGACAATGAAAAGGATGCAGATACAAATGAATTTAACCAAGCAGTTGCTGATGGCTTTAACGAATCTAGAGGCCTTTTATTAAACCGCCTAAATAAAGTGGCCGACAAAACTGGTCAAGACGTGAATAAATTATTGGAATTTGCATTCAAGTATGTTGAGAAAAACTTAAAAGAAAAGACAACAGAAATCAACGACAGAAATATTTTCTTGATTGAAAAATACGTTGGAATATTAGAAGAAAAAGCCGAAGAAAATAAAGAAGTAGAAGATAAAGAGTAGTCGGAGGACATACATGGAGCTTAGAGGGGAAATAAGGGGCTTTGAGGGCGATATATTAACCCTCAAGGTCTATGATACCTTAGATGATAAAACGCTCGCTAATAGCCTTTATAATGGAAAATATTGGGTCATGGTCGATACGTACGAAAATGAGAAGATTACACCCGACCAACGAAAACATATTTATGCCTTGTTAAATGACTATGTGGACTTCACAGGCGTGCCTTTAGATGCGACAGAAGCCTACTTCAAATATCGGTTCATGATTGAACACGATATGGATGAGTTGCCAAGTTTCAAACGCAATGCAATGTCGATGACGATAGCTGGTGAGTTCATCAGCTATTTGATTGATTACTATATTCAAAACGACATACCTTTTAGAAAGCAACAATTCTATCTAACTACCGACACCAGTAAGATGTTATATGCGTTGACTATGAAACGTATTTGTTGGGTCACAGGTAAACCAAATGCCGACATCCACCACGCAGAAAATTTAGTGGCTATGGGTCGCGATAGAAACAAAGTGGATCATACCAAGAGTACGTTTATGTGCTTATCACGAGAAGCGCACACAGAGATACATCAAATAGGCTTAAAAGAGTTTTGCCAAAAGTATCACGTTAAACCGATAAAATTGAAAGCTCATGAATTGAAACAGTTAGGCATCAGAGGGAATTATTAAAGGAGCAGGTTACTTTTGTAGCCTGTTTTTTTATAAAAATTATAAAATAATATGCGATTATCTATTGCAAAATTGTATAAACGGGTGTATAATTGTAATTAACAAGTAGAGGAGGTGGCAACGTGAATATCTATACAGTTGAAGAAGTTGCTGATTTATTAAAGATTAAACCTGAAACAGTTAGAGTGATGTTAAGAGATAAAGAGATAAACGGTTTTAAAGCTGGCAAGGCTTGGCGAGTGACGGAAGATGATTTGAAAAAATACATTCAGAACCAAGGCGGATCGATAAAATAAGAATTTAAAGGAGGTTTTTAAATGGCAAGAAAAAGCTTAAGCAAAAAAGTGAGATTTGAGGTATTTAAACGCGACAATTTCACATGTCAATATTGCGGTAGTAAAGCACCGCAAGTAGTTTTGGAAGTGGATCATATCGAACCGATTTCTAAAGGCGGAACAAATGACGTTTTAAATCTAGTAACATCTTGCTTTGATTGCAACCGAGGCAAAAGCGATAGAAAACTATCGGACGATAGTGTTATCACTCAACAACAAGAACAATTAGAAGAAATCAATGAACGCAGATTACAACTAGAGATGATGTTGGATTGGAGAAAAGAACTATCAGAAATAGATGATGAATTAATTGACTTTTTAATTAATGAGATTGAATCGGTGAGCGGTGTAAAAGTGCTTGAAGCTGGGGTTAAAAAAGTTAAAAGTTGGTTTAGAAAATATGATTATGACATTTTATTAGATTCGATTGAAGCTTCTTTTTTGCAATACGAGGATGCGCAAAAAGCTTTCAACTTGATTCCAAGAATCGCTTATTACAAAAGTAATCCTGATAAGCAAATCAATCAAGAGTTGTTGTATATAAGAGGAATTCTAAGAAACCGATTAAGTTATTTAGATGAGAAGAAAGCGCTCCATCTATTGATTAAAGCAAATGAGTTTTTGGATGAACACGCTCTAAAGGATATAGCGTTAAATTGTTCAAGTTGGACTAATTTCAGGGACACGATGGAACTTTATATATCAGATTACAAAGGAGACGAGTCTAATGGTTAAACGGATCATTGATACCGCATTTTGGGAAGATAGCACAGTTCTGGATAAGTACACGCCAGAAGATAAGTATTTCATGCTTTATTTATTGACAAACCCGAAAACAACATCTATCGGCATCTACTCACTACCCAAAAAAAAATGTGCTTTTGACTTAGGTTATTCGCTAGATACAGTCAATTTTTTATTAGAGCGTTTTGAAAATAATTACCAAAACATCGTGTACAATCACGACAATCAAGAGATTGCGGTATTAAACACACTCAAATACACCATTTCGAAAGGTGGTACCCCTGTTCGGGATATGGTTAGCAGAGAGATGCTTAACGTTAAAACGACTCATTTCTTAGCGGAAGTGTACAACAGTATGACGGATTGGTGGGAAATTTCTAATAGAGACATAGATAACACCATCAAGGAACTTTTTGAGGACGAATTAAAAAAAAGAAATTCGCTCTATTTAATAAATGCTAATGCTAATGCTAATGCTAATGCTAATACCGATTCGGTCGACGATTCGGTCGACGATTCGTTAGAACAGCAATCGCAAAAGCGATATGCAGACGACTCGCCATACATGAAAGCGGCGGTTTATCTTTTTGGAAAAATAAAAGAGCGATTGCCAAACAAAAAAGAGCCAGACTTTCAAAAGTGGGCTGATGAAGTTAGAAAAGCAGTTGAATTAGACGGAGTACCTATTGAACGGTATAAACAAGTTTTAGATTGGTCACAGAATGATGACTTCTGGCAAGCGAATATCCTTAGCACGAATAAACTTAGAAAACAGTTTGATACTATCTATTTACAAATGCAAAGAGATAAAAAACAGAATGCGCCTAAAGCTAATGACAGTTGGGACTATCGAAAGGAGTTGTATGGTGAATGAAACCAGTAGCAAAAATGTTTTCTGATGATGAATACGACAAGATTGTTGAACGTGAACTTAAAATTATTAAGCAAGATCCAGAAATGCGAAAGTTCTTAGCAGACAGAGCTGACATCATCACTAAAGAGATGACAATCAGAGGGTTGAACGTCATCAGAGAATACATGCGCAGACGAAACGAAAATGGCCCATATATTCCACGGTTGAGAATTTATGGTAATAACTTCAACATCGATAACGTACCTAATCCACAATATGTTGAGAAAGAAAAGCGTGAGTATTGGAAAACATTACTAGACTTAAAAGGGTTAAGCAAAGATAACCGAATGGCTGATATTTCGGATTATGAGCTAACGGCGGATAGAATTGGCGTGTATAACGAAGTATTGGGAATAATTGAAAATTTTGATTTAAATAAAAAACAGCGTGGATTATGGGTGCAGGGTGGATTTGGTATTGGGAAAACGTACCTAATGAGTGCTATGGCTAAAGAACTAAATAAAAAAGGTGCTGGTGTAACAATGGTTGAGTTAGGGGAGTTTATAGAAACGTATAAAAATAATTTTGGTAATAACGAGGATAAACAACAAAAAGTTCTGAACAAATTAATATTTGTAGATGTGTTGATTATTGATGATGTAGGTGCGGAGCATACAACCGAATGGGCTATTGAACAAATTATATATCCAATAATTAATAAACGATATAAATCAGAAAAATTAACATTCTTCACTAGCAACCTAACAAAAGTTGATTATGCAAAAAGATTGATCAGTCCTGCCAAACAGACCAAGACTGATGAGGATACTAAAGAAACAGCAAGACGATTATTAACTCGTATTGATGGATTAACTAAAGAAGTTCAAACAAGTGGCGATAATAGACGTGAAAGTTACGAGGTATAACTATGATTAGAAACTTTGGATATCCAACCGCAGAAGTAGGAAAGTGGCAGTTATTTGACGGTAACAATTGGCGACAAGCGTTCGACACTTTGGAATTAGCAGAAAAATTCGGACGTAAGTTTGGTGCAAAGCGAATTGGGCGGGTAACAGTGAACGGTGTACACAGTCCGCAAATGGAATTGGAGTGAACTTTAATTGGTTGATATTAATCAGCGAAAGCGAGTCAAAAGCGGTAGCCGTTTTGAAGCACTAATCGAAAGAGCTTGCGAACGGTATCGAAAAGACGGAATGGCAATCATATATAAAAATAGTGAGCCGTTACGACCTAGTGGCAAATTTGGTAAGGGCGGAATGATTTCCGCCTATTACCAAAAGAAATCTGTGCCAGACTTTACAGGCGTGTTAAAAGGCGGTCAAGCAATTATGTTTGAAGCTAAGCATGTAAGTGGCAAGCCGTCAATACCCTTTAGCCGATTGCAGGAACACCAAGAGCAATACCTAATTGATTTTGAAGCTATGGGCGCACAATCGTATGTGCTGATTGGTTTCGATATGACCGACTTCTACATGATACCAATTGGCGACTATTTAATTTTCAAAGCAAACAACGGTAAGAAGTCACTGAATAAGAATGAGATTGAAGATTACAGAATTGAGAAAACAACAAAGGGGTTGAGGTTTCTATGAGTGAAGCAGAATTCATGCACCAGCACGAAGTTGATTATGACGAAGAAGAAATAAGAATTTTAGACCGCATGGACGACTATTATCACAAGGACAGGAATGGAAATTGGGTTGATGTAAGGAAAATAACTCCTCAATATGCTTCAAATTTGTACAAATGGTATCTAAGAAATTATGGGATGTACGGCATTTTAGAAACTGACCTAATGGATGGGTTAAGGCAATCAATTAAGCGGGGGGATAGCAAATGAATGAGTTAAATCCATTAGAACAAGCAGTGTATGACTTACTACCACGAGGAATTGAAAACAGTCGCACCTTTAAGCAGTTGAATTTAAACATCGACAAGCGAGCATTCTTTCAAGCCATCAACTCGCTAAGATTGAAAGGCAAAGTCATCGGTGCGATACGAGGTAGAAATGGTGGTTATTATGTAGCGACAAGCGAAACTGAACGCAACATGGCGTTAAATCAGTTTGAAGCACAAATGATTAACGAGATGAAAATCATTTCAGCAATCAAAAAGGCAGATTTGGAGGAAGCGTAATGACACGCAGTTTTATGTTAGGAAATTTAGAAATTAACGAGGACGGCACGGTTTACCGAATTAAAAACGGTAAGAAGCAAGAAGTAAAGCCGACAGTATTGAAAGTGCATGGTAGAGATCGCTTGATGGTAACTTACATGGAGAACGGCGTTCAAAAGCACCTTTACCTATCGCGAGAAATCGCTAAGCGTTTCGTGCCAAATGAGCATGGATATGACATCGTCTCTTTTAAAGATGGCGACACCACGAACGTGTCATCAGACAACTTGATTTGGATAAGTGAAGAAGAGCGAGTCAATCATGCGGTGCGTAGCAGAAAGGAAGGACAAAAAACTTGTGAGGTTTGTGGAAAAACATACGATAAGAGTAGACAAATTTGTCCGAGGTGTGATATAATAAAAAAAGAAAAAGAGATAGCAGAAGCTAAAGAGCACAAGCGACTAGAAGAGATCAAAGAAAAGTACAAGCGTGTTGATAAGGAACAATTATCAGCGGAATGGAAATTCATTTTGGAAAGTCGCCTTACTGGTCAAACTCTTCAAGCCATTGGAGATAAGAAGGGAGTTACAAGACAGTACATCAAACAAATTTTGGATAAGATTGAAAAAGGTATTCCGCAATTCAAGACTAAAGCAGAACGCGAGAAAATGAACAACACAAAACAGGAGGAAAAGAATTATGATTAACAACGTAACATTGACTGGTAGATTAACAAAAGACGTAGAAGTTAAAAACACACAGAGTGGAACAGCGGTTGGATCGTTTAGCGTTGCGGTTGAACGTAAGTTTAAAAACGCACAAGGCGAACGTGAAACAGACTTCATTAACTGTGTAATTTGGCGGAAGTCAGCAGAGAACTTTGCTAAGTTTACTCAAAAAGGATCGTTAGTCGGTTTAGAAGGTAGCATCCAAACTCGAAACTACGAAAACAATCAAGGCCAGCGTGTATATGTTACGGAAGTAGTTGTCGAAAACTTTAGTTTACTTGAAAGTAAAAAAGATAGAGAGCAAAACAACGGTGGATACCAAAATAACGCAAATAACAGTGGTTTTAACGGTGGTCAACAACAATCCAATGCGTTTAATAGTGGCACGTACCAAAACGGCTCACAGGGCAGTTTTAACGTAAATAACAATGCACTTGAAATCGACGAATTGGAAATGCCGTTCTGATGGTGATGACATGGAAAAGAAACCATATTTCGCATTATATAAAGGCGAGGACATTATCACGCATGGAAGCTTGATGTTTATACACGAGCAGACGAACAGGAGCATCCGCCAACTATTAAAATTTAGATTTAAAAATCGTGAGAATTATAAGCTGATTTTGGTTGATGAGATTGAGGAGGACTAGAAATGAAAGATAAACAATGGTTGTTAGATGTGTTGCGAAGTAAAAAGGAGTCATTGGAATCCGAACCTTTTAGAGAGCTAAGAAGAATTGCTAAAGGTATTAGCCAATCAATAGAATTAGTAGAACAATTAGAAGAGCCGCAAAAACCAGTAGTACCACAGTTTGTCGCTGATTGGTTTGAAGAAAATAAACGTGACTTAGAGTATGAGATTTATAATGTCATCTCGGAAATATCATCAAAAGATACATCAGATCAGTCAAAAATTGAGAAATGGTTTGATGCTAATATTTGGGATGGGAAAAATAATTATCCAATTGAAACAGCGATAAGAATGCAGGACGGATACACAGTTGAGCAAGAAATCAAGGTTAGGTTGAAGTTGGGCGGGTTCTATTTTGAAACGTTTGATGAAAATCGCGCAGTATTTGTCGATGATAGTATAGGATACGAAGCATATACCCAAATTTTCAGCGATCTTGAAGCAAAAGACATAGCAAATACACTAGGTGTAGAAGATATTGTTGAATATGAGAAAGTGGAGGACTAACCTATGAACATCCAAGAAAGAATCGAAGCTTTAGAAAAAGAATTTAACGAAAAGATTGAAATTTTAAAATCAGAAGCACAACAAGAACAGGAGTTTTTCCAAGAAATCGGAGAATATTATTTCCACATAAATGATACTGGGGATATATATAGAACTGAATATGCGCCACCATATAACGATAACGATTATGAGTATCGTAAAGATATTGGCAATATTTTTAGAACTAGAGACGAAGCTTATTTTGTGGTAGAGAAAATCAAAGTCGAGACAGAATTACGAAAATATAGTAAACCTTATGAACATGGGGGATTCAACTATTACCTATTTTTCGATATAGAAAATGATTGCCTTGATACTCATTTTACAGGCTATTGTCCACAACAAGGGGCTATATACTTTGAAAGCGAAGAAAAAGCCCAACAAGCAATCAAGTCAGTTGGGAAAGAAAGAATTAAAAAATACATTTTTGGTATGGAGGGATAATCGTGAAAGATAAACAATGGTTGTTAGAAAAATTAACTGAAATTAAAAATAAGACACCTATGACTGTATCGTGGGCTTTCGAAGAAACAATCAATTATGTTGAAAAATTAGAAGAACCACAAAAACCAGTCGTACCACAATTTGTCGCAGATTGGTTTGAATTAAATAAAATAGCTTTGAACGCTCGAATTTATAATTTTAGCGTAACCCTTTTTCATAAAGACGGAAAAGATTTTGATGAATTTGAAAGTTGGTTTAGGGATACTGAAAATGAATCAATAGTAACTTTAGTTAAAATGTTGAACGGTTATGAAATCGAAGAAGAACCTAAATATGTTGTTAGATTCCCCGATAGTAAGTTTGGTACACCTACATACGGTACTATTGTTAGAAATTATGATAAAAAGAAAATGTCTGTCATTTATGGTTCACCAGGAGTAAATATCAAACCCAATAAATATACTGAAGAAGAAATTAAAGAGGTCGGTGAAAGATACTGGCAATTTGCAGAGAAAGTGGAGGACTAACTATGAATTTACAAGAGGAACTAAAAGCGTTGAAAGAACGTATTGCTGAATTGGAAGAACAGATTAAAGATGAGCAGGAGTTTCCACAATATGGTGACACTCACTGGTGTATCAACACATATGGTTCAGTATCGGAATCTATTTGGGAAGATTATGTTTCAGAAAAAAACATGCTTAAAATTGGTAATGTTTTTAGAACTGAACGACAAGCAGAGTTCGCAGTCGAAAAGCTAAAAGTTGAAGCGGAGTTGCGGAAGTTTAGTAAAACTCCTGATGTTAACGGAGTGAACTGGTTTATCGTTTGTGCTGATATAGAAGAAGTTTACACCTTGTACACTACTCAAGAAATTTCTCAAGGTACTATCTACTTTGAAACCAAGAAAAAAGCCCAAGAAGCTATCCAATCAGTCGGGATTGAACGCATCAAGAAATATATTTTCGGAGTGGAGGAATAACTATGGAGGTAGAACATGGGAAAGTCTTATATATCGTGAGCGATGTTAGTAATCAAGAAACAGAAATCATCACCGCTGATAGAATTACGGCTGTTCATTACATAGATAAAAAACTTGCAGAAGAACATGGGATGACGGTAGAGATGATTACAGAACTTTATAAAAAAGATGAAGTGCATAAATACTACTTACTAGACCAAGCACCATTTAAGAAGTGGGAGGACTAACTATGAAACATCCATCTATTGAAAAGTTAGAAAAACAAGCATTGTTAGAACGCATCGCTGAATTAGAAAAAAGAATAGAAAAATTGGAGAAGAAGAATGACAAATAAAAAGAAAATTATCATCGGTTTACAGGTAGTTGCAACGGTTTACTTGCTAGGGAACATGCTTTACAGCAACTTACAAGCGTTCGATTTAATGTCAACAGCAATGGGTCTGTTAGGACTATTTGGTAATATCTTACTGGCACATAAGAAATCAAGTACGTTCGCATTGAACATGAGCAACAACATTTTAGGCGGTGCCCTAAGTTTCCAAAATCGTTTCTTCGCAGAAGTGGGAATGAATATTATCTACTTTGTCACACAAGCGGTGCAAGGTATTCCTTACTTTAAGAAACATAAGGATGAAACGGGCGAAGTAGTAACCAAGTCAGAGTTTGAGCCAATCAAAATCATTACATATATCGCATTTGGTACGCTGGCGATGGGGTTAGTTAGTAAGTTCTTTGACGGTAATATGGTAGTGCTAGACAGTATTCAAAATGGTATTGCAATTGGTGCGCAATTACGTCAAATGAATGGTAATGCAGACGGTTGGTTATTATGGGTGCTATCTAACATCATCAACATCATTGTGTGGGCTTCGGTAGGTAACTGGATATTAGTTGCTTCATTCGTAGCATACGCAATTGTGGCAATTAGTGGATATTTAAACTGGTCAGAATAATTTAAAACAACAGGAGGAACAACTATGGGATACACGGTGGCGGATATGTTCAATCTATTTCAATTTAGTGAGAGTTTAACAGGTATGGAAGTTTGTAGACAAACAGGTATTACAACACCACAAATGCAATTCGCGAAAGCGGAAGATGTTTTAACTAAGAAAACAAACGAACTAATGGTCAGACGATTTGGTGAGAATTGGAACAGCATTGAAAATCTTAGAAAGTATCAAGAGAAGAAAAATATCGTTGATAACGATTTTGACGGTGGACGCATGAAAGAAATTCGATTAAGAAAAAATGAAACTATCAAAGAATATGCAAAACAATTAGGCATTGGTCATGAGCGCCTATCCAACATTGAAAGTGGCGTGACTAAGCCTTTCAACTGGAAAGAGTATCTTAAATTCAAAAAATTTTACAAGGATGACTTGTTAAAAGAAAGTGCAAGAAAGAAGAAAGAAGCTAAATTCGTAACGAAAGAATATATCGCGTTCAAGAATGTTGGTGGTCACTGGGAAATGGGCAAACTGATCAAACAAGTATAAGGGGAACTAAAATGAAAGGGTACGAAATCAGAGAAATAAAATATAATGATACAAAAGATTTTATACTGAACAAACATTATGCCCAAAGAATGCCTTCTATTTCCTTTGCTTATGGGTTATTCAAGGGTGATTATATGGTAGGCGTGCTAACCATCGGAAAACCAGCATCTAATTCCTTATGTCGAGGTATATGTGGGCCAGAGAATGCGCACAAGGTATATGAGTTAAATCGCCTGATAACAGAAGATAACTTACCGAAGAACACTCTATCTTTTTTCGTTGGAGGTGTTTTGAAGAAGTTGAAGGGTGAAAATTTAGTCATTGTATCTTATGCGGATACTGGCGTTGGTCATAATGGTTATATTTATCAAGCTACAAACTTCATTTATACAGGTAAAACGAAAAAAAGGACTGATAAGTACACCGAAGGCAATAAACATTCAAGGCATTATACGAACGAAAATAACCATTTAAGAAAAGTTAGAACTTCTAAGCATAGATATGTTTATTTCACAAATAATAAGAAAGAGTGGTTGAAGATTTTAAAATATCCAATAATGGATTTTCCGAAAGGTGATAATAAGAATTATGTATTAGGTGATAGGCTAAAAACGACTGTGATAAACAAAGAAACAGGCGAAATGACATATGTTTAAGAAACTGGTGGGAGGTGGTGTAGTATGAATGACTTTAAACGGGCAAATAACACACTGACACACGCTAAAATTGTCAATGAGTACGAGAATAAGGTATGGTCTTTAAAGAGTGAGAATAAACGTTTAAATGCGTATAAAGAGAAAATAAAAAAAGCAAGGCATGCAATCAAATCGAAAATATATTCATTAGAAAAATCACTCGATAAAAAACCAGATAAGATAAAACAAGCGCAGTTGGAGCTATTGATAGATATACAGGAGGAATTGAAATGACCGACTTGTTAACATTGGAAAGCCCGCAAGAATTATTACGAATTAAACGTGAGTTTATTTTAGGCGAGATTTCATTATATGGCGAGCGTGAACAAGCTAGCTTCCAACAGTTTATGCACGCCAGAAAAGCGAGAAAAGAGCTTGAAGCGTTGTTGACCGAATTTGATACTGCTATTGAATTAATTGAGGAGGTCTAAGAATGACAGACAACATTAAACCAGAACATTACCGTACAGGCGAGATTGACCTGTACGAAGCGTGGTATCGAACATATCCGTTTAACGAATACCGAGCGATTATGCAATCTGTGGCTGAACGGTATATGCGTAGGGATAAGAATGATCGTGCGGAAGACTTAGGGAAAGCAATTTACACACTGGAACGGTTGCGAGAGAAAGAGATTGAACGTGTTGAAAAAGTAGATGATAAGAACAAATCGCAAGTAGAATTGTTTTTCGAATATCGAAAAGAATATTTGGAAATATTGTGGAGCGATGGCTACCGATACGTATCCAGAGACTACGATCAAGCTGCAATTGCATTTGAAACAGAGCCAATTAAGACTGTTGGCATTTGGGAAGCAGAGGGCAACTTCCGTTCAATAGACGAAGAACACGACTTCTTTCCTGAGATTCAATGGGAGGACGAACAACCAACTAAAATTGCCGATTTACTAGCAAGTTATGAAAATGGCGGAGAAAACGGAAAGTAGGTAAGGTTATGAAAATCGAAATTGATAAGCCAGTGATACCGGAATATGTGGCTGAGTGGTACGAAAGCGAAGGGAAGCGAAGTAGTTGGTGGAATTGGTTTTACAAGTGGGGTAGAGATGAAAGACGGTCTGATTTAGAAATAAAAACAATTGGATGGATGCAAGATTACAACGAGGAAAAATTTGTAGATATGTTCAGATGCGGTTATGAAGTGGAAGAAGAGCCACTGTATTACGCTAAAATCAAAGGTTGGGAATTAGCCACAAGTAAAAGTGTGTTTTGGAATTACCGTTACATTGTCGAAAGACCTATACTTTCTAAATTATCTGTTGGTGGCAAAGTAAGTACCGATTCTTTTAAAACTAAGATGACAATAGAACAGTGGAACAAAATAGGTATCAACGACACAAACGCAGACTTTGAAAAAGTGGAGGATAACTAAAAATGACTAAAGTAATTGTATATGACAAAGACCACTGCCCGAAATGCTTACACACTGAAATGCAGTTGAAAGCACGAGGAATTGAATTTGAAACGAAGAATATCTTCCACGAAGAAAACGAAAACGTCCTAGAATGGGCGCAAGCTACTGGTAATCGAACAATGCCATTGGTATTTGTTGACGGTGAGTTCGCGTGGGGAGATAACCGACCAGATAAGGTGGAAGAATTAGAAAAGCTGGTGGATTAGATGGACCTACTAATTCAAATTATATTAGGGATATGCGCCACAATCTTGGGTGTGGTGGTCATTACGTTTTATTATTTCATGTTAGACTTCGTACTGGACGAATTGGACGAACAAGCGCAAGCTAAGGAACGAGAAAAGCGGAGTAAATAGATGGAGATATTAAATCAAATACTAGCAGTTATAGGTATAATCGCAATTAGTGTGATTGTTGGAACGTTAGCTGGGATAACGATGGCGAAGATTGATGATATGTTGGAAGCACGTCAACGTGGCAGAAAATGAGATAAGCGGGGTAATTAAATGAGTGAAGCGAAGTACCTGTTACAGAAAATTGCATTCTTAGATGCTGAAATCATTTCGTTGATACGAGAACACGAGAGCATGAAGTCAACGTTACTCAAGGCGACTGATTATTCAAATGAGCCAGTAGCGACTACTAAACGGAATACGAGTGAAGATAAGTTGGTAAAGTTAGCTGATAAGTCCAGTGATATTGATTTGAAAGTGGACGAACTGATCGAATTTAAAATCAAGATGGGAGATTACATCAACCAACTGGAAGATGAACGACACATAGTGATATTGAGAGAGCGATACATCAACGGACTATCATTTCGTGATATTTCAAAGAATGTAGGATATACAGAACGGCATATACAACGCATACATGGAGAAGCTTTGATAGCATTTCAAAATATTTTGAATAATGTCATATAATGTCGTTGAATGTCGTTGTTAAAAGTGTTATATTGGTATTGTGGCAAAGCCACTTAAACAAAAGCCACCCTCCTTAGTTGGCAATAAGACTTCAACGTACGGAAATGCGTGTGAAGCAAACGTAGGTTCCTCCTGTGGATATATAACAGGTACTAAGTGGACGAGCCACCGAGATAGTAGCAAGGCTATCTAGTATCGTTAGCAAGGCACAGTCAGCTCAAATACATACTACATTTAATCATCACTGACTCCCCTTGCTTTTAAATTAAGGTAGTAGCGCAGTTTGGTTAGCGCACTTGACTTGGACTCAAGTGGTCGTAGGTTCAAATCCTACTTGCGGAGCCATTTATTACTTCTTCACCACGTACAATGGAGAGCTGTCCGAGTGGCCGAAGGAGCACGATTGGAAATCGTGTAGGCGTCAAAAGCGTCTCAAGGGTTCGAATCCCTTACTCTCCGTTTTAAACTTAGGTCCGTTGGTCAAGTGGTTAAGACACCGCCCTTTCACGGCGGTAACACGGGTTCGAATCCCGTACG